AACATTCGTACTATAGCAGAAGCAAAACGTAATAAAGCAAAAAGACTACAAGTTACTGCTTTTGACGAAGCTAAACTAGCCGGTAAAAAAGTTAAACAAGCAGAGTTTGAAGTTGACTATAGAAAAATAGAAAAAACAGAACTAGTTTTTAGAATAATGACATTTGATCATATTCCGGACGAACCTGGAAGAAAAAAGACACCAAAAACAGTAGCAGATACTAAAGTAAAACTTAATTTTCCTCCGTTTCAGCATTTTCGTTTCAACGACAAGGACGAATTGTTGTGTGTAGGTAAAAGTCATTGGTCCGGAGGCATGGAAAACGGTGGATTTGATCTAAAAGGTGGCAAAGCAACTAATAAACTTGCTATGATGTGGATGAAATTGTGCGATAGATATGCAACAAGAGGAAATGTACGTGGATACACATACAACGATGAAATGCGAGGACAAGCAATACTTCAATTAGCACAAATTGGCTTGCAATTTGATGAATCTAAGTCGCAAAATCCGTTTGCTTATTATACTGCGGCTGTAACTAATTCATTTGTTAGAGTTATTAATATTGAAAAGCGTAATCAAAATATTAGAGACGACATTCTTGAAATGAACGATATGAATCCGTCTTTTACTAGGCAAAATGCAGGTGAATGGGACGCACAGCAACGTAGAGAAAAAGAATTGCAAAGTAAAACTAATACTTGACATCTGTGTTGAAAGATCATATAATAATGTAGTAAATGAATCTGGAGAGAATAATTGTTTAAAAAAGCGGCTGTGTTTACAGACATCCACTTTGGCTTAAAAGGCAACAGTAAAGTACACAATCAAGATTGTGAGGACTTTATTGATTGGTACATTCAACAGGCTAAAGATAACGGGTGTGAAACAGGAATATTTTGTGGCGACTGGCATCATAATAGAAATAGCCTCAATCTAACTACAATGGATGCTACTATTCGTAGTATGGAAAAACTAGGCAAGGCATTTGAGAAGTTTTACTTCTTTGATGGCAACCACGACCTATACTATAAAGATAAACGTGATGTAAATTCTACAGCATTTGCAAAACATATTCCAGGTATAACATTTGTAGACGAAATATATCAAGAAGATGATGTAGCACTAGTTCCGTGGCTAGTAGGTGACGAGTGGAAAAAGATAAAAAACATAAAAGCAAAATATTTGTTCGGACATTTTGAACTTCCTAGTTTCTATATGAACGCAATGGTACAAATGCCCGATCACGGTGACCTAAAAGCTGAACATTTTGAACATCAAGAATATGTTTTTAGTGGACACTTCCATAAAAGACAAAAACAAGGAAAAATACATTACATTGGTAATGCGTTTCCTCACAACTATGCTGACGCTTGGGACGACGAGCGTGGTATGATGATTCTTGATAGAGAAAATGACAAAGAACCAGAATATATTGATTGGCCAAACTGTCCTAAGTACAGAACTGTCAAACTAAGTCAACTAATTGACGAGCAATCAACATTAATAAAACCAAATATGTATCTACGAGTTAACTTGGATTTACCTATTAGCTACGAAGAAGCAAGTTTTATTAAAGAAACTTTTATTAATAACTTTAATTGTAGAGAAATAAGTCTTATTCCACAGAAACAACTTGAAGAAATTAGTACACAACTCGATATCCAACAATTTGAAAGTGTAGATCAAATTGTTGCTGGTGAAATTAATGCTATTGATAGTGACAACTTCAATAAAAAGATGCTGATGGACATTTATAACGAACTATGATACAAATTAAAGATTTAACCGTAAAAAACTTTATGAGTGTGGGCAATCAGACCCAAGCCGTAGACTTTAATAAAGAACAACTTACCTTAGTGCTAGGTGAAAACTTAGATCAAGGTGGTGACGACAGCGGATCACGTAATGGTACTGGTAAAACTACTATCATTAACGCATTGTCATATGCATTATACGGAAAAGCCCTTACAAACATTAGAGCAAACAATCTAATTAACAAGACTAACAGCAAAGGCATGTTGGTTACACTCCACTTTGAAAAAAATAATGTAGATTATAGGATTGAACGTGGTCGTTCTCCTAATGTACTCAAGTTTTTTATTAATAATCAAGAACAACAACTTGTAGACGAGTCGCAGGGAGACAGTCGACAAACTCAAAAAGATATTGACGGCTTGCTTGACATGAGTCATGATATGTTTAAGCACATTGTTGCACTCAACACCTATACAGAACCATTCTTAAGCATGCGACAAAACGATCAACGTGCTATTATTGAGCAGTTGTTAGGTATCACTATCCTAAGTGAAAAAGCAGACGCACTAAAAGAACAAACACGTATAACCAAAGAAGCAATAACTACCGAAACACTGAAGATTGAAGCAATACAAACTGCAAACAGCAAAATTGAAAGTACAATTAATAGTTTACAAGGTACTCAACGAGCTTGGCTTGCTAAAAAACAACAAGATGTGAGCAAATTAGCATCTGCTATCGACGAACTAGAACATCTAGACATTGATGCGGAGCTTGATTCACATGAAAAATTGCAACATTGGAATGATCATAATAATGCTATTTCGGCTCTTAAAAAAGAATTAAGCACATTGGAGCCAGCACTACAACGTGCAGACAAGTCTTTGTTAAAGGTCAAAAAAGACATCGCAGAATTAGAAGATGCTGTGTGTTATACTTGTGGACAAGAGCTACATGCAGACAAAAAAGCTGAAATTGCAGAGCGTAAATCAAAAGAACTTGAAGATGCCCTAGCATACCAAAAAGAAGTTGGTGATAAAGTTATCGATGTTACAAAAGCACTTGCAGAGATAGGTGACATTAACGGACGTCCTACTACATTTTATGAAACTGCAAAAGAAGCATACGAGCATAGGCAGAATGTTGACAGTTTGAAACAATCACTAACAGCAAAACAAGAAGAAGTCGATCCTTATCAAGGACAAATCGATGAACTGAACCATACTGCTATGCAAGAAATTGATTGGTCTCCAGTAAATGACCTTACAAGTTATAAAGAACACCAAGATTTCTTAATGAAGCTACTAACTAACAAAGATAGCTTTATTCGTAAGAAGATTATTGATCAAAACTTAGCTTATCTAAACAATAGACTTACATACTACTTAGATAAATTAGGATTGCCACATAGTGTTGTATTCCAAAATGATTTAAATGTTGAAATTACACAATTAGGACAAGATTTAGACTTTGATAACTTGTCAAGAGGTGAGCGCAACAGACTTATACTTGGTATGAGCTTTGCATTCCGTGATGTTTGGGAAAGTCTGTATCAAAAAATTAATTTATTGTTTATTGATGAACTTATCGACAGCGGTATGGATACAGCAGGAGTTGAAGGATCACTTGCTGTTCTTAAAAAGATGGGGAGAGACGGTGATAAGAATGTTTTCCTTATCTCGCACAAAGACGAACTTATAGGAAGGGTCAATTATGTGATGAAAGTTGTTAAAGAAAATGGATTTACATCATATGAGAATGATATTGACATTGTAGAATGAAACTAAAAGTTGGAACACGGGGAAGTAAACTAGCACTTGCGTATGCTGAACGTGTATGCAAGGAAATTTCTCACGAAACAGAAATAGTTATAATAAAAACAGACGGAGATATAAAAGAAGATACGCCAATCCACGAAATTGGTGGCAAAGGTGTGTTCTGTACTGCTATTGAAAATGAATTGTTAGAAGAAAACATTGATATTGCTGTGCATAGCCTTAAAGACATGCCTGGAGAAGAACACCCAGACTTAATAATTGCCGCTATGCTAAAACGTAGCAGTCCTCACGATGTAATTGTTGGTAGTGTAGGGTACGGATGTACAATTGGTACTAGTAGCCCAAGGCGCACTGCCCAATTAAAAGAATTATACGGTAATTTAGACATAAAAATTAAGCCTATTAGAGGAAATATAGACACTAGGCTAGAAAAACTTGACAATAAAGAATATGATGCTATAGTATTAGCTGAAGCTGGATTAAAAGCACTAGACATTAGACGTACTTGGATTAAGATCCCAATTATTCCAGCAGTTGGTCAAGGAGTAATTGCAATACAAACTAGAAAAAATGATATTGACACCATTGACATAGTCAAAAAAGTAAATGATAAGAAAACTTTTGCTCAAGCACAAGTCGAACGTGCATTTTTGAAAGGCATTGGCGGAGATTGTCACACAAAACTTGCAGCTCACGCTACAGGAAGTAATCCTATTACACTAAAGGCAATGTATTATGATTGAAGATGATGTACATGACAAACTAACCAAAGCATATATGGAATATTTTAAGGCAAACGAAGCATTTGAATCAAGAGTTTCGTTTAGAACACATGCAGCCAGCAGAAGATGGCTAAGAGAAATACGAAAATTAAGTAAAATCCGCGGAGATGAAATACATCAAAAGTTCAAATCCAAACGAGAAGGCAAAAAATAACAGGCTCGCATATATACTTGATGCAGTGGATGTATCAAGGTAAACAAGTTAAAGAAATACCAGACGAGTATGAAGGATTTGTATATCTTATTACTAATACCACTACAGGCCAAAAATACATAGGCAAAAAACTAGCAAAATTTAAAACTACTAAGCCACCACTCAAAGGCAAAAAGAATAAACGTAGAGGCTACAAAGAAAGCGACTGGCGAACTTACTGGGGATCCAGTGATAGACTTAACGCAGACGTAGCAGCACTAGGCGAAGACAAGTTTACAAGAGAAATATTATACCTATGTAAAGGTAGAGGCGAAATGTCCTACATAGAGGCAAGAGAACAGTTTGATAGGCGTGTACTCGAAACTGATGAATACTATAATGGTATCATTAATGTTAGAGTAGGCGGGTCAGACAAACTTAAACAGGCATTGCTAGAACAAAATATCAAGGCAAAACAATCTAACACATAAGGTTGGCGGGCCAGTTTGTAATACCGCTGAGTAAAAGGCATCCGAGAGGAGCACTCGTACACGTTGAGCCGCGTCCGGTAGTAGGGCGGCAGGATTGACGTAGGTTGACTGTTAGCAATCGAAAAACACAACACAGTTCATAAAAACTCTTTAGCAATAGGAACGAAGCAAGAGGTAATGTTATATAAACTGCACATTAACCTAGTTAATGTACGTTTTATGTTACATATGTCGACGTAGGTTGGGAAAGGTCAGAGCCCATTGAACTAAGTGTATAAACAAATAACCTACTTCCGAATCTCGGCTGTGACGGACTCACATGAAGACCAAGATTAGATGGAACCGCTGTGTAGGTTCCATCTGACTGAAACAATCTACATGAAGCAATTACAATATTACTACGTAATATTGCTTTAATTCATATCTATTACTTCTATCAACAAACGGAGTGTATAGTTTGAGCGTTAGCGAAAACTTGTTTTAACGAAGTTAAAACATAAATACATACAACTAATGATTAAGGATATCTCATGAAAGTACATCAGATTACTGAAGCACCTAAAACTAATGTTGGAGATCGAAAAGAGCCATCATTTACTAGCTCAAGTACGTCAACTTCTGCTGACGGTAAGCCACTTAAAGGACAAAGTCTTAAACTAAATGGTGTAAACTATCAATGGAAGGGTGCAAATTGGATTGTTACTGATACATCTGAATTTAAAGGAAAAAATCCTCCTAAAAAAGGAGCAATAGCTGATAGAAATGCTAGAGCGTTACTTAATCAACAAGCTGCTAGCCTAAACGGCGGCAGTACACCTAAAAAGGTAGATCCTCCTAAAGCCGTACCTTCAAATATAGACGGTGGCGGTGAAGATGAATTAAAATCTAAATTAAAAGCAGATAAAAAAGCAAAAGTTAAAGAAGATGGCTGGATCAAAAGTATATGGAATAAAATTAAAAACAGCAAACTTGGAAGAATACTTGTCTGGCTTCTTAGCCGCCCAGTAGCAACTGCTGTTATAGCAGCGTTAAATTTTGCACAACTAGAAGATGCACTAGATGCTTACCTAAGAGCATTAATTGCTCATGGAAAAACATTAGATAGTCAAGAGGCTAAAAAACAATATCTTGAAAATGCTAAAAAAGGTAAACTTCCTCAAAAAGTAGCTGAAGCATATTTTATTTGTCAAGAAAAATGGGCTAAATTAATAGTTGAAGCAGTTGTAACGGGTCTTGTAAGCGGCGCAGTCATTGGCGGAGCTGGTGGAATGCTTGCTGGCCTGGCAACAATTATTGGCACAGGACCTGTTGGCTGGATTGTTGCTATCTTGACAGGCGGAGCTCTTATATGGGGTGGAACTGCCCTTGTTGGAAAAATACTTGATGCAATAGGATTTAATGATATTATAGAAGACTATGTAGTACAACCGATCCTATCACCTAACGCAATGTTAAGTACCGGAGTTGCTGTTGATAGCTTCCAAGAAATAATTGGAGTTATATTAGATGCAGGCGATGCTACTCCTATTATAAAACCTTTTGTTCCTAGTGGAGATTTAGTAAGAGATAGTATAGAACTTGATGAAGGATATGTTTTGATACCTGAAGGTAAAACTATTCCATCTAAGTCAAAAATTAAATCAAATCTAAAATCATTAATGA